AACGCTGCCTTGTCCGCTGCCTTGTCCGCTGCCAGGTCCGCTGCCTGGTCCGCTGCCTTGAAATGGCAGGCCGAGGAAATGGGACGCATGATTCGTGGCGAGGGCGTCTATGACCGCAGTTGGGCTGACAACCTGTGATTGGCCTTCGCACCGCCCTCCTGTTCCTGGCCTTCTGGCTCTTCCTTCTCGGCATGGGCCAAGGCCTTGAGAACTACGCGGCGATGCAGGCTGGATTCCAGCGGGAGTTGCCGCAGACCATGTGCAGCCCCATCACGGGCCGGTCGCTGCCGGTGGACCTGTGGGCGCAATATGACGCGGCGCTGGCCGCGAAGGGGGAATGATGGGCGCGTGTCCAATCTGCGGAGTACCCGCCATGAATGGCATGTCTGGCCTGTGCGATAGCCCATACTGCCGCGAGAAGTTGGCGCGGGATCGCGTATCCCGGGAATGGCGCGAGGAATGCCGCGACTATCACGACAACGTGAAGACCAGGGAAGACCTGGGGGAGGACTAGCCATGTACCTGACCGAGGAAGAGGCGATGGGAAAGTGGTGCCCGTTTGTGCGGTATCAGGAGCACAATTACCCGAGTGGAAACAGGTGGGGCGACATGGAAAACCAGCCCATATGCCGCTGCATCGCCTCGCGATGCATGGCTTGGCGGTGGGACACGCCGTCCAAGTTCCAGGCGCTCAAGAAATACCGCGAAGAAACCGGCTGCTCCGTGCCCGAAGCCAAGGAATACGTTGACCGCGAACACCCGGAACTGACCATGGAGAAGACGCACGGCTACTGTGGCCTCGCGGGGAGGCCGTGATGTATCTCCTCGCAACTCGCACCGTGCGCCGCGCCTTCCTGGGCGACGGCTGGGGCCTCAAGAGGGCACTGGAGGCGCACCAGGGCGTCCGTAGCTGCCTCATGGCTGCGCATGTTGCGCGCCTCAGCGCCATGGTTCGCGGGCACATTTCCAGGATGCGCGAAGAGCGCGTCAAGAGGGTGGCGTGAAGACCCCGAGCGTGACGCAGGTTCTTTCCCCCTGGGCCGACTTCTCGCGGGTGCCGCAGGAGGCCCTGGAGAACGCTGCCCGCAGGGGCACGGACGTTCACCGCGCCTGCTCCGCCCTAGCCCAGGGGCTTTGGTTCCCCCCGGTTCCCGATGACTGCGCGGGATACCTGGCCAGCTTCCGCCTCTGGCTCCCAACCGTGGCGGACGTAGTGCTGGCCGAGGATGAACTTTCTGACCATCGCCTGGGCTTCGTTGGCCACCCGGATCTCATCGTGCGGATCAAGGGTGACAACGCTCTGACCGTGGTGGACCTCAAGACTCCAGCCGCAGTCAACTCCCTGTGGCGCGTCCAGCTCGCAGCCTACAAGCACCTTGCCAAGGCCAACGGCATGGACGTGCGCCGGGCTCTTTCGCTCCGGCTGCGCCAGGACGGAGGCCGCCCCATCGTCAACGAATACACCGACAGCGCGCAGGACATGGCCGCCTTCGTGGCCGCCCTGAACGCTTACCGCTACTTCAACCGCAACGCAGCATAGGAGGAAGTGCCATGGCTTTCGACTTCAACGCGGCCCTTGCCCTGGAGCATGACGGGGCCGGTGTCCCGTCCAGGGACAACCCCTTCGATTTAGCCCCGGTCAAGCACTCGCTCGCCAAGCACGACATCGAAATAGACCTCATGGTCCAGCGGGCCGAGGCCTTAGAGGTGGACGGGGAGCGCGCCCAGACCCTCGCCGTGGAGATGGCCGGACAGGCGAAGAAGCTCAACAATACCATCGAGAAGGCCCGCAAGGGCTTTGTCGAGGGGCCCAACGAGTTCGTGAAGTCCGTGAACAACCTCGCCAAGAGATTCCAGGAGCGCTTGCTCACCATCGAAAACGGCCTCAAGCGCAAGCTCTCGGCCTATGCCCAGCGCCAGGAGCTTGAGCGCCGCAAGACCGAGGCGGCCGCGCGCCAGGCGCAAGCCGAACTCCAGAATCGGCTGGACGAAGAGGCCAAGGACTCCGGCGTCGAGCCGGTGAAGATCGAGGCCCCTGTGGTTCCCAAGGCCGACGGCCCGGTGCGCACTGCGGCCGGGACCGCCTACCAGAAGAAGGTCTGGACCTTCAACGTGAAGGACGCCCAGGCCGTGCCGCGGGAATACCTGGCCGTGGATGAGCGCAAGATCCGCGAGGCCGTGCGCGCGGGAGTCCGGCAGATTCCCGGCGTGGATATTTTCGAGGAAACCCAGACCGCCCTGCGGGCGTAGGAGAAACGGCATGACGCTTCCCGTCGCACAGGACAAGACCAGCAAGGGCCAGCTCCTCCAGAAGTTCGCCGCAAAGTTCGGCGTGGACATGGGCAAGCTGGCTCCGATCCTCAAGGCAACGGCCTTCAAGGTCCCGGACAGGGACGGGTCCCGCCAAGAAGTCAGCGATGAGCAGATGGCCGCCCTGCTCATCGTGGCGGATCAGTATGGCCTCAACCCGTTCACCAAGGAAATCTACGCCTTCCCTGACAAGTCCAAGGGCATCGTGCCCATCGTGGGCGTGGACGGCTGGACGCGGATCATGAACGAGCACCCGGCTTTTGACGGCATCGAGTTCCGCTACTCCGAGAACGTGGTCAACATCGACAACGACGCCAAGCCATGCCCCGAGTGGTGCGAGGCCGTGATCTACCGCAAGGACCGCTCCAGGCCCATCGTGGTCCGCGAGTACCTGGACGAATGCTACCGGGCCGCCTTCGAGAAGAAGGGCAACAACGGCTACAAGATCAGCGGCCCGTGGCAGTCCCACACCCGCCGCTTCCTGCGCCACAAGGCCACGATCCAGGGCGCGCGCCTCGCCTTCGGGTTCGCCGGTATCTACGATGAGGAAGAAGGCGAGCGCATTGCCCAGGCCCGCGTTGTCGACATGACGGCCACCATGCCCAAGTCCATCGAGGCCGAGGCCGTGGACCTGGACGCGCTGGACCGCTTCAACGCCGCCCTGGACGGGGCCGGGCTCTCCGAGGCCGACATGGAGGCCATGGACCGCTTCCTGGACGCCACGGCCAAGGCCGCGTCGTGCGACCGGAACACCGTGAAGGCCGAAGCGTCCGCAGACTTCAACGCCTTCATCTCGGCGTTCCACAACTGGAAGGGCAAGCAAAAGGTGGAGGCCTCCGGCAAGCCCCAGGCCAAGCCCACGCCGATCAAGCTGGAGTGCCCCGACCGTGGCGGTGAGCCCGTGGAATCCGCCGGGTGCTCCGGTTGTGCCAAGCGCACCGGCTGCCCGGCGTGGGAAGAGAGCGACAAGGCTGCGGCCTAAAACAAGGAGATGAGAGATGAATCCTAAAGAACTTGGGAGTGGTTGTGAAACCAAGGCTATGACCACTGCCTCTGATGTCCGGATGCTTGAGGCGTTGATAGAACTTCACCAAGAAGCGGCATCTCTTGGTGAGATGGCAACTCAACACCGCGAAAGGCTTAACGGAGCGTCCCCGCTGGTGGAACCGACAAAATACCCGAATTCCCCGTGCAACGGTGGCTTTTTCTCCTCCGCGAGCATCCTGATTGAGAGCATCAAGTCCCTTATCCAGGGTGCCAAGAACGACATTCGGCAGAGTCTCGAGTTCCCTCCCTCCACCCCGGCCTCACGGGGCCGGGGACTGAGCGGGGGAACCGCGAAGGAGAAATGATGGCTGACAAGTCCCTCATCGAGTGGTGCGATGCCACGATCAACCCGGCCTACGGATGCACCAAGTGCGGAGCGGCCTGCGACCACTGCTACGCAGAACGCCTGGCCGCTCGGTTCAGCGCGAACCCTGACGTGGAGCACCTGGTTGCTGGCACCGTGGACGCCTCCGGGCACTGGACCGGCAAGGTGAACCTCTGGCCGGAGCGCATGGAGCAGGCCCTTCACTGGCGCAAGCCCCGCCGCATCTTCGTGGGGTCCATGACGGACCTGTTCCACCCGGCCGTGCCCTTCGAGTTCCTGGACCGCATTTTCGCGGTCATGGCCATGGCCAGTCCGCAGCACACCTTCATGCTGCTGACCAAGCGGCCGGAGAGGATGGCCGAGTACCTGGGCTACGAATACCGGCGCGAGCGCATCTACAAGGCCAGCGGCGAAAGTGATGCCTTCTGCCTGGACTGGTCCCTCCCCAACGTCTGGCTTGGCACAACCATCTGGGACCAGGACAGCGCCGACCGCGCCGTGCCCATCCTGCTCTCCACTCCGGCGGCCAAGCGCTTCGTCTCCGTGGAGCCCATGCTCGGGCCGGTGGTCATCCCTGCGGAGCTGCTGGCCCGGCTTGCCTGGGTCATCTGCGGCGGCGAGACCGGCCCCAAGGCGCGGCCCATGCACCCGGACTGGCCGCGCAAGCTGCGCGACGACTGCGTGGCCGCGGGCGTGCCGTTCTTCTTCAAGCAGTGGGGGGAGTGGGCACCGCACCTGCCGGAACTGGGCTACGACAACCCGGCCACGGGCGGCAGGGCTTGGGGCTGCATCAATCGCGACGGGGAATGGATGCCCGGAACGACGCCGTTCAATGGCGACCGTGGCGACTACGAATGGCCCATGGTCCGCGTCGGCCAGCGCAGAGCCGGCCGCAAGCTGGACGGCCGGACCTGGGAGGAGGTGCCGGGATGAGCGATTCCGCAAGAGAACTTGGAAAGGCCCTCGGAGAAATCGCCGTCGAATTGGTAAAGGCCGGAGGTGTTGAGGAACGGGACAGAAAAACGAAGTGGCTCTAGGAGTAAACCATGGACGCCTTGAACTGCTACGAATGCGGGGCCGAATCTCCCCGGCTGACCAGCGTGCACAACGTCACCTTGAAGGCCATCACCCACCCCGTCACCGGGAAGACCTTCAACGGCGGCCCGAGCGTGGCCGTCTGCGACAACTGTCTGCGCCGGGCCCAGGGCCTCGGGCACTTCGTGATGGAGAGGCCATGAAACAGCGCATGTGGGCCATCATCGATCCTGTGTGGCATTCTTTCTGGTTAGTGCGCGGGACCAGACGTGCTGCGCAGTGGGACTTTCGGCTTCTCACCGGGGATTCCTGGAAGAAGTCGTACCGCAAGGGCTGGCGCTGCGTTCGCGTGACCGTCGAAACGGAGGCCGCCCATGCGCAAGATTAAAGGCCTGCGGGCCATCTACGAGCCCAAGGGCGCGGCGCGAGAGTACGGGGCCCTGGCGGTCAACCTGTTCAACGGCTGCACCTGCGGGTGCCGGTACTGCTACGTGCCGCGGATGCCCGGGTTTCCGAGTCGCGAGGTATTCCGCGCCGCGGCCACGCTCCGACGCCCGGACATCCTGGACCTGATCGAACGTGACGCTGTGGCGCTCCAGGCCCAGGGCAACACCGAGCCCGTGTTCCTGTGCTTCACCTGCGACCCCTGCGAGCCGGGCCTGGTGGACTACACGTCCCGGGCGATTTGCTCCCTCAAACTGTACGGGCAGCGGGTCACGCTCCTGACCAAGCGGCCCTCGCAGCTCTACGATGCGCCGGAGATCCTCCGGAACCTGGCCAGGTCCGGCTCCGCCCTGGGCGTCACCCTCACACTCCTGGACAGGTGGAAGGCCTGGGAGCCTGGGATGGCCCGGGGCCGGGACCCGGACTATGCCATCGACCACGACCCACTGGCCGTGGCCATGCACAAGGCCAACCACCCGGGCACGGTCCATTTCCGGCAGGACGTGTGGGAGGTCTCGCCCCGGCAGGTGACGCGCGGCCGTGACGTGGGCGTGCTCTGGGCCAGCCCGGACTGCACGCACTTTTCCAAGGCCAAGGGCGGGGCCCCGCGCCGGGACCAGAAGCGCCGGGACCTAGCCTGGGTGGTCGAGAAGTGGGCCCGCGAGGTCCGGCCCCGCGTCATCTTCCTGGAGAACGTGGAGGAGTTCCGCACCTGGGGGCCTCTGGACCGCGAAGGGCGGCCCATCGAGGCGGCCAAGGGCGAGACGTTCCGGGCCTGGGTGCGCAGCCTGCGCCGCCTGGGCTACGCCGTGCAGTTCAAGGAGCTGCGGGCCTGCGGCTACGGCGCGCCCACCATCCGCAAGCGCCTGTTCATGGTCGCGCGCTGCGACGGCCTGCCCATTGTCTGGCCCGCGCCCACGCACGGCCCGGGCAGGCCCCAGCCCTGGCGCACGGCGGCCGAGTGCATCGACTGGAGCATCCCCTGCCCGTCCATTTTCGAGCGCAAGCGGCCCCTGGCCGAGAAAACCCTGCGCCGCATCGCGGAGGGCATCCGGCGCTACGTGCTGGGCAAGGCCGAGCCGTTCATCGTGAACCTGACCCACGGGGTGCGGCTGGAAGATGCGGGCAAGCCCTTCATGACCATCACCGGGGCGCATCGTGTGGACCACAACAGCCTTGTGGCCGCCTCACTGGTCGGCGTCGGCGGCCGGGCCGGGCAGAGCCGTCCCCGTGGCGCGGGGGAGCCCATGGCGACCGTCACGGCCAAGGGCGACACGGCCGTGGTGGCCTCCCACTTGGTAAAGCTGCGCGGCACCTGCAAGGCGGGACAGCCCGTGGACGAGCCCATGGCCACGGTCACGGCCGGCGGCCTGCACCTGGGCGAGGTCCGGGTCTTCCTGGTGAAATACTACGGCCAGGGCGTGGGCCAGCCGGTTGACGATCCGGCGGCCACGGTGACCACCAAGGACCGTATGGGCCTGGTCACGGTCATGGTCCAGGGCCAGCCCTACGTCGTCGCGGACATCGGCATGAGGATGCTCCAGCCGCGCGAGCTGTACCGGGCCCAGGGGTTCCCGGATTCCTATGTCATCGATTTGGAGCACGAGGGCCGGGCACTGTCCAAGTCGGATCAGGTGCGGCTCTGCGGCAATTCGGTCTGCCCGCCCATGGCCGAGGCCCTGGTGCGCGCCAACTACGCCTCGGGCCTGCGCGAGTCCCGCGACCCCCTGCCCCTGCTGGCCATGGGGGTGGGGGCATGACCCAGCTCAACCGCATCATCCGTGGCGACGCGCTGGAGGTTCTGCGCACGTTGCCGGACGCGAGCATTGACATGGTTTTCACCGATCCGCCATATGGCCACAACAACAACAACGGCGACCTGATTTCGCGGAGGGAACAGGCGCTGGGGGTCGCCAAGCAAGAGCAGGAGTGCCGTCCAATCGCAAACGATGGCCCAGAAGCAAACGATCTTTTCCGGGATATCCTACCGGAACTCTATCGCGTTTTGAAGCCGGGGAGCTGCTGCTGCTGCTGCTGCTGCGGCGGCGGCCCGGACCCGCAGTTTGCGCGCTGGTCCCTGTGGATGGATGAGGTTTTCCAGTTCAAGCAAATGGTGGTCTGGGACAAGGGGCCAATGGGCATGGGCTGGCACTACCGCCGGTCATACGAGGTTGTTCTTGTCGGACAGAAGCCCGGCGCGGCCTGCAAGTGGTACGACACTACGAACGCAGTTGAAAACATCATCCGGGGTACGCGCAAGATCATTCCGTCCAAGCACCAGCACCCGACAGAAAAGCCGATAGCCCTGGCAGCGCACTTCATTAAGCTACACTCACAACCAGGAGAAACGATTTTAGACCCATTCTGCGGTAGTGGAAGTACGATAGAGGCCGCCGTTGGCTTGGGTAGGGCCTTTATTGGAATTGAACTTGACCCGAAATTCGCGTCCATGGCTGAACGGCGCATCGCGCGCGAGGCGGGCCTGCTCCGGGCCATGCAGGAGTCGGCATGACCCAGCTCGCCCTCCTCATCCTCTCTGGCGCGGCCGTGGGGCTCGTGACCTCCATGGACAGCAAGCGGCGGATCCTGGGATGCGCCTGCGGCCTCCTGGGGCAGCCCTTGTGGCTCTGGAGCGCCTACCATGCTGGGCAATGGGGCATCCTGGCCTTGAGCATCTGGTACACCTGGGCATGGGGACGCGGGTTGGTCAACGAGTGGAGGGGGTGATGGGCGAAGAGAATATGAGCAACGCCGCGCTGGCCTCCATGGCGATCAGGGTATGGGATTCCGTGCAGTCCATGGGGCAACTGTGGGCAGCGGCCCAATACCACCGCCTCACCAGAAAGCGCCTTCCCCCGGCCCCGAGCATAGAGGGCGTTGCCATGCTGGACGCTGCGTACAGGGCATACTCCAGATTCATAAGCAAAGAAGCGGCCCTGCGCTGTATCGTGCATTACCTATGACCCATTATCCACCCTGGCTCAAGCTCAAGCAGGCCCGTGCCTACTCCGGGCTCGGGAGGGACACGGACGCATCCTCCGGATCCTAGACGGCGCAGGGCAACTCCGGTTACTGTCTAGGGCATGTCCATCTGCAAGCGGAAGGATGGGCGCTGGCAAGTCACCTACAGGGACAACGGCCGCGTCCGGTCTAAGTCATTCCCATCGGGCCGCGCCGGGAAGCGCGATGCCGAGGCCTTTGATGCTGATATTCGGCTCAAGAAGGCCACGGACAAGCCGCTTCCACATGGCATCCGCGATGGCGCTTACCTGGATGAACTGGTCCAGGAGTGGATCGTGGAGAAGAAAGCCCAGGGCCGGGCAACCGGATGGCTCAAGGATTGGGCCGCGGTGTTCAACAGCGTCTTTCTCCCAGCCTTGTGCCAGCGCCCGGCGCACACCCTGACCCAAGCCGACTTCATGGCCAGGGTGATTTCTGGGTGTTTGTAGTGCGGAATTGTAGTGCGCGAGGGACCCCACCCGGGGTCCCTTCCGGGTCCCATGGGTTAGGCCGCCATCATGGGCTCGAACTTCACGCGGTTCTCCATGTAATCCCAGAAGAAACGCAGCCACCAAGCGCCAAGCGGCTTGGGGTTGTGCTCGTTCTCCGTGGCCCAGCCCTCGCCAGCGCCGATGATCTCTTCTTTGTAGGTCGGCACGGACAGATGAAGCTGGATGTCCGAAAACTCCCGGCCTGAATCGTTCATCCTCACCCGGCATATCGGCATCGACCACCCCTCATGGATATGGCCGCCCAGCACTATGTTGGCGTCCGGGTAGATGACCGCCCGCCGGTTGGTCTTGATGACGCCCTTCGTTACCGGGGACGCCCCGCCGGATCCGTGCGTATAAGCGATGACCAGGGATTGCCTGCCACCGCCCTTGGCCTCAAACATGAGCCGTACCCAGCCGCGATAGCCGCCACGGATGACCGGTGAGCCTCCCGCGCGCAGGAGGTCCACCAGCGCCCGCGTCAGGTCCAGTTCCATGTGCTTGGCGATTTTGGTTTCATGGTTCCCCAGGCCGAGCATGGCGAGATTTTCACCATACGGCCGGAAGAACTCCGCAGCGTCCCGGATGATCTCGCCCAGGTAATCGTTGCTCTTGTGCTTGGTGTCCAGGTCGCACTTGCAGTGCCGCGGATCGCTCCGGCCCTGCATGGCGCAAAACAGGTCCCCGAGGTCCAGAACGAACGCGCCGCGCTCCCGGGCTTGGTCCAGGTGGCGGCGCTGCATGGAGCGGTTGGAATGTGGGTTGTCCAGGTGCCGGTCAGCGGTGATCAGTGCCCACTGCTCCCATTCCTTGTTGCGGCGCATGGCGACTCGCAGGGTGGACACCGTTGGGGCTGTCTGCTCAATTTTCCAGGGCATGTTCAGCCTCCTCCGCTTCCTGGCACTTCACGCACCGGCCTGTTCCGGGTACAGCCCGGATCCTGGCCAGAGGTATCTCGGCACCGCAGTCGATGCAGTGGGGCCGCCCGTCGATCCACTCCGGCCCTGGTCCCTGCTCCTGGAGTCGGTTGGCCACCAAGGAAAGGGCAGCGGCCAGAGCCTTGTCCTGTTCTACCTGGGCCAGATCGGCTTCATCGGCCATGGTCAGCCCCCGTACACCGCGCTCACGGCCTGGACATCGGCCACGGTCTGGGCCGCGGCCACTTCGACCTCCCGCGCCGCCTGCCACGCGAAGCAGGACGCGATATGGGCCTCTCCGGAGGCATAGACCTGGGCGAACAGGGCGGCGTCCATCGTCACCCACACGCCGTCCGAGGCCTTCCACGCCGTGGAAAAGGTCGGCTCGGCCTGGAGGCGCATGGCGAGCTCCAGGTAGGCCACGCGGGCGGCGCTGTCCGAGTCGAACAGCACGCCGCCCACAAAGAAACCAGCGTCCCTGGCGCGGCTTTTCTCGTTCTGGATCTCGGCCAGTTTGGCTGCCTTGGCCTCTTCCAGGGTCGGCTCCTGGGCCGCCGGACCCGTGCACAGAATGCGCGTCATGCCCGCCTCCTAGCTGAACAACGCGGCGACGGCGCGCACGCGCTGGCTCTTGGCGTTGAGGGTCGTGATCTCCCATACGAAGCTCGTCCCGGTCAGGGCCGAAACGTCAATGCTCGCCTTCAACAGGCTGTAATCGGCGTCATAGGCGCAGACCGTCTCCAGGGTCCCGAAGCTGCTCCAGTTGCTGCCACCATCGAGGCTCACCCTGGCCTTGAGGTCGGTGTTGAGCGTGACTGCATCGACGGCCTTATGCAGCAGGTAGAGCCCGGCGGTATTGGGCTCTGCGCTTAATGTAATGGCGCTTGGCTTGAGCGTCATATTTGTGGCACCAAGCATACCTATTGGGTTTATTTCTACTATGTTACATTCATTATTACTATAAGAACTTGTTTCAACAAGTTTAATTCCATTACAATCAACTGGAGAAAAAGAAATTGTTTGTGCAACTGCTGGATTAGTGTTTGTAAATGATGCACTCGCCAGGAGTGTCCATGATGTCCCCCCGTTGGTTGTATAATACAAATCTCCAGTTGGCATATACTGGCCATATACAAATAATACTGTCACGGATGTAAGCGTAACAGTCTCACCGAACAGTTTTACTATATAGTTTCCAGTTCCATATGCTGGACCAGTAGCATATGTAGCCGTATTATTATCAAAAGCGTTGTTGGGATTTGTAAAACCGCTAGCAGAGTTAGTTCCGAGAGCGCGAAGAGTTTGTGATACCATATTACCGTAGTATTTGCCTGCCGCGTCATAGGTGGCGTTGGTCTTGGTCGCCAGCTCATCGGTCTTGAAGGTCCACAAATAGCCGTTGGGCACGGCCCCGGAGGCGCGGGCCGCCGTGAGCTGGGACAGCAGGGAGTTGAACACGGGTAAATCAACGGCGGCATTTAGAGAGGAAATCGCGGCCACCCAGTCCGTGCCATTCGTCGAAATGATTGCGAACTCTCCTGCGGACAGGGTGAATGAGCTAACAGAACTCGTGGTGTAGAGCGCGTCGGTGCCATTTTTGGCAATGGTGGTTGTCCCGGAATAGCATGAAACCAGGATGATGGACCCATTTTCACAGTCCGCAGCCGGGGGAAGAGTCAGGGTCGGGCTGGAGTAGGTGTGCAGATGCTTCCCCAGATGCGTAGAGCCCAGAGTCTGCGTCGTGGTGATGGAAACGCGGGCCCCCAAGCGCCAGATATTGGCTCCGAGTGTTGCCCGGGCCGTGGCAGCGTCCGCATCATCCAGAAGGGTTTTGCCAAAGGAACTCACGCCCAGGTTGGTGAGCGCGTCCCCAGCGTTGGAGGCGTTGGTGCCACCCTTGCCGATGCTCAAGACGCTCCCGGCGGCGAGATCGGTAGCTGTGGCGGAGTTCCCTAGTATGTCCCCAAAGATCTTCCCGGCCGCGTTGCGCCGCACCAGGGCAGAGTTCCTGACCCCGCTTGTGGTGTCGCTGGTGATGGCCGTGGCGAGGTCGGAAAACTGTTCATCCATGTAGTCGGCACGAATGGTTTTCTGCCCCGCGTTGTACTCCGTGGTGAAGTTGTGGACTGGCGTGAAGTTGCCGTTGGCATCCCTGGGCATTATGAGTCTCCTTATTTGTCGGTTCCACCAGCGGGTCGGTTGCGAGTGAAATAGAGAGGCAATGCGTCCTGAGTATTCATGATCGGGATGGCACCAAGAGAAGCCCGCGCGCGAGCCTGCCGCAAGGCATCAATTCCGAATGCCATGCGCGCCACATTGGACGGATTGCGAAGGGCCTGCATGCCGGCCATGGTCAGACCAGCACCAAGGGCCGCCCCAGGACCACCGCCAAGCGCACCGCCGACAGTGGCACCGGCACCAGTTCCAGTCAGGGAACCAAGCCCAACGGGATTCCAGTTTTGTGTTCTGGCAGCTGCCTTTTCCATTATAGATGTCAGTTCCGACAACTCCCCTAGTCTGCGGTTAAGGTCGGAGACTTCCGGGACATTCTTGGCGATCTCATCCTTGAGCCCACGGGCCAGGGCCTTGCGCGCCTCCTTGTCAGGTCCGGTGAGGTCCCCGTAGGAATCCTCAAGCGCCTTGTAAGTGGCCTGTTTGACTTCCTGGGCGCGTTTCGTGGTCATTGGCTCGCCACCGTAGGTGTCCACGAAATCACCGAGCACGTTGTCAATGGTGGCCTTGGCAGACGTGGGGGCAACGGTATTTCCGTGGACACGACCGGCCTGGTCCGCTGCCTGGTCGAGAATTTTGTCCAGGTTTACGGGTTGCTCGCCTGCTCCGATAGCTGCGCGCACCTTGTCCGCAAGTTCTCCCTTCAGGTTGGACAGCTTGTCCATGCCCTTCTGAGAAGGGACAATTCTTTCCCGGATACCAGCCTGGAGCGCGGTGGTGCGCTCTTCTGGGGTAAGCGTTGTGGATGGCTTCAAGGCTGCGCCATAGACTCTTTCCGCAAGTTTGGAATTCACGGGAAGACGTTCACCGCCACGCAGGGCAGCGCCAGTTGCCGAAGCCACAGACGGCACAAATCCTCCAGCTAGACCGGAAAGAACTTGCGCCGTTGGTCCACCTCCAGCCTCGGCAGCGAGTTGAGCGGAAGCATTACCGCTGGCACCGGAAAGGCCCTGAAGCATGGGCGCAGCCTGAAGTGATTCCCCAACAGCCCTGGCCACCGGTGAGGCGGCACCACCAAGCGCAGCGCCAGTACCCAGGAACGGCAACGCCGAGGCCCCACCCTCTACAGCGGCAGAAGTCAACCGCTCCTGTCTGTTCTCAGGCTGGGGCAGCCCGAGCGCACGGGGAATCTCTCGCGACGGAGTGAGCACAGAACCAGCACCGAGGGCGTTGGAAATGTAGTTCACGGGATTGGTAATCAGGGCATCGGCCAATCCGGAAACGCCCTTGATAGCCGCGCCCGTTCCGATCCCGACGCCACGGGCCATGCTTTCAGGTGACCAATTCCAATCCCCGCGCTCCTGCGGCTTGGCCTTCTCGCCTCCGCCATAGGTCTTGATGAAGTTGCCGATCTCCTCTTCGGGCACACCGGCGGCCACCATGGCCTTGACGTTCTCCTGGAGGGTCGCCATTACTTGCCGCCTCCGTACTTCTTGATCAGGGCCGCAGCCGCGCTGTCGGGGTCCATGCCGCCGCCCTGGGCCTGGGGCTGCGCCTGACCACCAATCCCGGCCTTGACCATGACCTGACCATCATCGCCGCGCTTCCAGTTGCCCTTGCCGTGGATGATGTCGTTATAGGTGTTTTCCAGGCGGTCCAGGTTGTGCATGAACTCCTTTTCAGACTGCGCCTGATCAAGGCTGCCGAGCACAGACTGGAGCATCTTGTTCTCGTTGTCGGACACCTGGCCGAGCGCACCGCCGGTTGGGCTGGCCGCGCGCATCTGCTGGAGCCTGTCAAAGCCCACGTTGGCGCGAATCGTGTTCAGGGTGGCGTCCAGGTCCTTGGCCGTGCTGCCGGGGATGTTCTTCATGAACGAGCCAAAGCCGGTATTGGGGATCAGGTCATAGTCCATGGCCTGGGCCTTGGCCCTGCCAATGTCCTCCAGGACGATGTTCGCGGAACGCTGCTTCTGCGCTTCCATTTCGTCCTGGTTCCCGGCCTTGTCGGGCTTCACGGACTTGCCGAGCACCCGGTAAAAGCGCCCGGTCTTGTCCCACTGCACAGAGGCCAGCGAACCGTCAGGGAGCCGCCCATCAACCGGGTTCTGCCACTTCACCCCAGCCGGGACGGACACGGGATTCCCGCCAGCGTCATAGGCTTCTGCGGCCGCCTGGGGCGCGGCGGGAGCCTCGGGGGGCTGCTGGCCACCGTCCGGCCCAGGCTCCACGGCAGGCTTCACGGGCTTGAGCCCCACGGGAGCAGCGCCAAGGACGCTAGCGGGGGCCGCGCCGATGCCCACAGGGGAAGCGCCCGGGCCAGCGCCACGCGGTGAAGCACCGCCGCCACCGGGGCCAAAGGTCCCCTTCTTGGTGTTCAGGACAACAACGTGCTGGTTACCGTAGGCGTCCGTTTCGGTCACGGCCTGATACCGGTTGCCGTCCTTGAAATCCTGCAATTCCTCCAGGGTCGGCTTGCGGCCCAGGATGGAAGCGAGGTTGGCCGCGTCCCCGGTCAGGTCGCCGTCGCCCTCGTAGGCCACCTGCGTGGTCCCGTCCGGGTTCACGCGCACCAGCTTGCTGCCGAACTTTTCGTACTTGGGCTGCTGCATGGCCTGATATATCGCCAGATTCGCCGCGATGCTGTTCAGGTAGCCGCCCACGTTGGGGTCGCGCTCGGAATCCGGCAGCGCGTCGTAGGCCTTCTGCCAATCGGCCAGGGAGGACCCGGAGGACATGAGGGAGCGAAGCTGCGTGTTAGCCTTGGACTCTTCGTTCTGGCGCTTGCGCTCCATGAGCCCCAGGGCCAGCGCACCGCCAATGGACTGCGCAGCCTGTGAAGCACCTTCAAAGGCAGTCTTGGGAGTCGGGCGGGGAGCCATGAGCCCGGAAATGTACTGGCCCATTGCCGGACCAGCGCCCATGACGCGAATGGGTCCATTGATCGCTCGAGGTCTGGAAATGGGCATGGTGTCTCCCGGTTAGAAGCCCGGCCACTTCGCGCCGAGCTGGTTCTGATACATTTCGCCGATGCGGTTGAGGGAAGCGGCAGGATCAGCCCCGGCAGGAGTCGCCCCAGGCTGGCCCTGGGAAAGGCGCTTCTTCAATAGAGCGTCCATGTAGTTCCCGCTCATCTTCCCAGCGGCATTGGAGATGTCCTTGCCGATGTCGTCTCCCTGCGCGGCGGGCATCAATTGCGCCTGACCACCGCCGAGGCTCCCATTGATCGGGATTCCACCCTGCGCCTGCTGCTGTTGCAGCCCCAAGCCACGGAGCATCCCGAGAGTGGCCCGACTCTGCGCCCAAGGGTCATCGTATCCGTACATCGCTTTTCCACCCTTCTCAGGCTTCTAGAAGTTTCCAGTTCGTTTCCTGTTGACAACCATGCAGCAAACTAAAATTGTTATTCTTTTGCTTAAATTTAATTTCCGGTGGCTTTCGTGCACGTGGTTCGTTTGGTTCGTTTTGCCCTTTTGCCGCACCCTAGAAGAACCGACCCGGGAACCCGTAGGGCATTCCACCGCTCCCTCCAATCTGGCCGCCACCACCCTGCATCATCTGCATGAGGCGCATTCTGGCCTGCGGGTCCATGTTGCCTTCGGCGACGGGAACGGCGATGTTCGGCACGGGGGCATTCGGCGCGGGCTGGGGCATGGCGCCGATGCCGCGCATGATGCCCATGCTGCCGGGATTCAGGTTCGCCGGGTTCTGGGTGCCCATCGCGTAGGGGTTGTTCATGATGAAAGGCATTTCTTCTTCTCCTTGTGGTTAGAGGAACTGGCCGAGGATCGCGGCACTGCCAAGCGAACCAGCCGTACCGAGCAAAGAACCCCAAATATCGCTACTGGCCTGCGGCTGGTAATACGGCTGCTGCGCGGCCTGAGCCGTTGCCACAGGGGTGAACGTGGGCATGGAAACCTGCGTCCCGCTGATCAGGGCGGAAAGCTCGTTGAGCGGCAGGCTACGGGCATAGGACTGCTCCTGGATCGCGGCCTGGCGCATCTGCTCCTGCGCCTGCTGTTCGGTAAGGCCGGTGTTGTAGGCCTGGAGCCCTGCGGACTCGTAGGCCTTATTTTTGTACAGGTTGAAGTCGCTCATCGCCTGGTTGTAGGCCTCGGTTCCAGGACGGATGCCCTGGGACGCCAGCTTGCTCTCAAGCTGCTTTTCGGCGTTGCTGAAGCGGTCATCGTACCCATAGGTCAGGTACTTCATGGCGTTTTCAGTGGCCTTGTCCCGGCCTTCGACCTCCGGCACAGCGTTCCAATCAAAGGGGTTGGCCGTGGCGTCGGCCACACGCGAAAGCTGGTCCTCGCCAAGCCCGAGGAGAGACAACTGGATCTTGTCCAGGCCGGTCTGCTTCTGCTGCCCCGTGGGAGACAGCGTAGTGTCAAGACGATAGCGCGGGGCGCGATCGTTGCCGTTCCCAGGTTCTATCTGGGTGTAAACGTAACTCCCGTCCGGCGTGTACTGGTCCACGAAGGACAGTTCCGTGTTGTACTGCGCGGTCTTCCGGTTTTCAGCTCCGGTTTCCTGCGCGGAAGGGGTCGAAGGTCCGCTGCTGCTCATGTTTCGCTCCTGCTCAAGCGCTCATCCGCAAGTTCCCGCGTCAGCCCGTACAGCAACGCATCCTCAACCCCATCCCACGCCTTGCTTTGCCGCCCTTCCAAGACAAACCCGAACCGCTCCAGGGCGCGGCTTGCCCTGTCGTTGGAAGCTTTATGCCTGGAAGTGCAGTGGGCCACGCCCAGGAGGTCAAACACGTTCCAGGCCAGGAAGCGGAGCACTTCCATGTTGAGGAAGGCCCCTGTCCCGGCACAGGTCATTTCGATGTTGCCGCGGTTCGGCTGCATGCCGCTGAACACGAAGCCGCCGATGATCTTGCCGCGCCGGGCGAACCCATAGGCCTGGTAGCCGCCGATGCGGCGCTCAATGCCGCACCGCGCGTCAACCCAGGCCGCGACTTCCACGGGGGAGTCGGCCACAAGGTCCAAGTGTCCGACTTTCTGCGTCATATCGTGTTGCTCATCTGGAATTGAACGTCCGAACCGGCATAGAGGACTTCCGAAGATGCCGGGACAAGCTGCACCGCGGCGCTGACGCTGTAGCCAATGGCCGCCACGTTGGCCCACCGGCTGCGGGTCTTGAAAACGCCGCCGTCAGAGCCGCCCCATTCCGCGGCGTACCATTCCGAGGCGCCCCACTCGGCTAGGTTGGGCATGGACATGCTCCCGGAAAGGACAATCTGGGTCGTCACGCCGCGCGGGTTGTTGTCCACGGAAAGCCCGATGGAAAGCTGCGGGTTGGCCGTGCTGGCGACATAGGGGCGCATGAGCGTATAGCGCTTCTTGGACCCCTTGCCCCCGGCGAAAACAAAGGCCTGCTGCACAAGGGCGATGATGTTCGTGTCCGTGAAGGTCCATTCCGAGTAGTCGCCGTTGGGCGTGGCAACCGTGTCGAACCATGCCGTGGTGTCCAGGCGCTGCACCACGTCCGAGAGCCCGGCCAGGATGTCCCCGCCCGTCTCCAGGAGGCACCGCACGGTGTCCCACCCCTCGATGACGCCCCAGGCGCTCGTTTTCGGGTTATAGACGAACTGCTGAAACCCAATCCCCGTAGGGAAGTTGATCAGCAGGAGGCCCCTGCGGTGGTAAATGCAGGCCTGCCACCCGAAATAGTCGGCGTACTTCCGGGTCAGTGCGGCCCAGGTGGGCTGAATCTTCTCCGTGGCGGCCTTGGACAGCCCGGCCAGTTCGTTGGAGAGCATGGAGGCCACACCGGCCACGCCCTGCTCGGTCAGGATGATCAGGTCCCCGCCGTATTTGACCATCGAGCGCTTGCTCATCGGCTTGGCGAACTGGAAGCGCCCAACCATGGCCCAGGTGTCCGCGCTGGACGGGTCGCGCCCCTTGAAACTGACCGCCTCGCCCTCGCTGGTGACGGCAATGAAGTAGTCATCCGGGCCATACCCGCCGTCCACGGTGACGTTGCCCACCATGATGACCTCGCCGCCGCGCTCCAGGTAGGCCCCCAGCGGGATGGGATGCGCCACGCCCTGCACGGCGTCCAGGTCCAAGTAGTAGATGGTCAGGCTGCCCGGGACGCACAGGAACAGGCGGTTCTGGTAGACGCAGACGTTGTGGGGGTGCCAGGTCACCGGGTTGGTGTCGGCATCCGTCAGCGCGGCCTGGGTCCAATCCGTCCCGTCGAAGTAGTAGGGGGCATCGGTGCCATTGCAGCACCAGAGGAACGTCCCGCCGTTGTTGCTGATGTTGACCCACTGGAACTGCGGAGAAACCAGGCCCCCGACAACCTCCACCGGGGCGGTCACGGTGCTTTCCACGATGGAATAGATGGAGGTCCCGGCGCAGGCGAAAAGCTGCTCCGTGGTGCCGTCCATGTAGGCCATGAGCGTGTCCACGTCCCCAATCTGGCCGATGGTGTAGGGAGTACTTCCGCCGCGAACCATCAAGCCGTTTTCCATCGGGAAATAGTTGCTCATGCTGACCGCGTACTTCTGGTCCATGGTTCCGTGCGCGTCCACGGTGTTCAAGCCACCTACGGGCGCGGGGATGAACACGGAGCCACCACGGCGCTGCGCGGCGTTCTTGGCAAAGGTCAGGTTGCGGCGGACAGGCATTATTTATCTTCTCCAGACTGTTTTCCTAAAAACACAGGTGAAGAATACAGTTACGACCCCGATCCGGTCACGTTCATGACACCGGCGATAATGGCGCGGTTGCTTCTGGCATCGTCAGCCTGTTCCGTAGCCGAAAGGATGGTGCGCGTGCCCTCGCGGCTGGTGTACTGTTCCAGCGCGTGGGTGTAGTCCAGGGCCTCCTGCTCGTAGGGCAGCCCGTTCCGGGACAGCCAACGCCAGATGAGGCCCAGGGTCAGAACGCGCTCCGGCAGAAGGGTGGTGTCGTTGTCGTTCTCGAACTTTTCCTTGTACGTCACCCCGTCAGCGTCCAGGACCCAATACCGGCTCTGGTAGCGCAGTTTGAGGGTCTGGCTGGTGTACGTCGGGCGCGAGGTCCACAGGTGGCCGCCCTCTATCCAGTAGTACCAAGCGGCGCCCTGGACCTTGTATGCCTCCAGGCTGGTGCGCTGCTGGGGGGAAAGCGGGCCCAGGAGCTTGAACGGCTGGTTCGCCAGCCAAATGGTGTCGTCCAGGATGTAGAGATACCCGGGGCAGATGGTTTCAATGGCCCCCTGGTCCGTGGCGGCGCTGCCGCTGGTCGAAGCAACGGCAGCCCGCTCCACGGATTTCGTCATGACCTGCCAGGGGTAGTTGGCCGCGAGGTGCTGGCCTTCCTTGTTGAGCAGGCTCACCATCTGGACCACGGTGGAGTCCGTGTTGCCCGAAATGAACGTCGGGGGCGTCCCCACGTTGGAGAGTTCAGAGACAACGTCCTGGATGATGGTGAGCAGGCTCATTCGTTTCTACTCCTTGGACTTGGGGCGGCCCGGACCGCGCTTGCCCGTGTCTTCATGGGCCATCGCGGCAAGCTGCTCCTGCATGGCCTTCAGGGCTTCGGCCTGCTCGGCAAGCTGCCCCTTGAGGGCCTGGTTCTCGTCCTCCAGGCGGCCAACGCTGGAAATGGCCTTCCCGGCGCGCTCGTCCAGCCACGCCTTAGCCTGGGAGCGCATGGCGCTCGCGTTCATGCCCAGCGGGGCCAGGATGCCGTCAGAGGCGGCGGCCAGGGCTTCCACCGAGGCGATGCCGACGCCCCGCAAATTCGCCACCTGGGCCGGGGTGATCCACGCCATGATCTCCAGCGGGGTGCCATCGGCCATCGTCTGGCCGGACAGCCACGCGTTGAGCTGGGGCATCCAGTTGACGCGGATTTCGTTGGGGACGCGAGCCAAGAAAGCGGCCTCCGTCTCGTCCTTGCGCGGGCCCATGAACTGGAACCGGATGTTCGAGTACTTGTCGATCTGAATCAGGGCGTCGATGCCCTCGCCGAACATCGGCTTCCCGGCCTCGATGGTGGCCTTGGGGTCCTGGACCGGGCACTTGGAAAACTGAATCATAGCCATGTCGTTCTTCCTTTGCTGGCCCCTTCCGGGGTGCTTTGGTCGGGGAGGGGAGACTGCCCCCCCTCCCCTTGTTCATAGACGCTAGGCGGTCTGGCCCTGGAGGGTCGGGTGCTGGAGGTTCGTCTTGACCATGGCCGTGCCGCTGGAGATGGTCACGGCCTCGGCAAAGACGACGCCCAGGATCTGCTTGCCGTTGGCCGCAAAGGCGGACGCAACGCCAGCGTTGCTCGACAGGTAGGCCTTGCCGTTGTCCGCGGTGTTGTTCGCATCGCAGAGCATGGAGGCCAGGCCGTTCACGATGAACCAGCCGTATTCCGAGGCGGCCAGGGTGGCGCAGGCCACGCAGGCGCCGCGGGCCTGGTTGGCGGTCGAAGCGGCCTTCGTGGCAACGTAGTTGTCGAAGACGCAGATGTTGCCGGCCGTCACGCCCGAGCTGTCGGCCTGGAGATAGACCGCTTCCACCTCGCCGCTCGGGGTCTTGAAGTTGAGCCGGGTGCCGAGGGGGCAGATGGCGTCGGCGTCAGCCTGCGAGAGCGGGCCGATACCGGCGCGCCCCTCGGTGTTGTAGGAGCCGGTCAGGGTGATGGTGCTCATGATTGCTGTTCCTCCCTAGGACGCGCTGTCGTACAGGACGCCCTGCATGAAACGGTTGCTGACGGTCATGTTGCCCATCCACAGCAGGGGCACGATGGTGGCGTCCTGGTTCACGGACACCTTGTCCTCCATCGGGGTCCACTGGGCGTCCGGGTGCTCCACCAGCTTCAGGTACTTCGTGTTCAGGAAGTACGCGGTCTTGGCGGGCATGATGGGGGTCACGCCGTCCGGGGCCAGGGTCTGGTCGAAGAACACATCGGCGGACTTGTACTTGAGGGTCTGGAAGCCCTGGGCTCCCTCGTTGGCCGAGGCGTAGCGCTGGAGGACCTGAAGGCTCTCCTCGTAATACTCGTAGAAGGTCGGATCCATCAGGATGAAGTCCGGCACTTCGGCGCCGCGGGTGAGCTTCAGCCACATCTGGTTCATGTACGTCCGCATGTTGTCCTTGGAAGGGGTCACGGACGCGCCGCCGGGGCCAGCGGTGTTGAAGTTGATGACCTTGTTCCTCCAGAAGGCCCAAGTGTTGCCGTCGATGCCGCCCACGGTGTTGGTGGGGGTCGTGGCGACGATGAGCTGGAGGCCGCCGATCTGGTTGGTCAGGGTGCCGGCGGAGTACATGTCGCGGTTCATGGCGTTGGCGGCGGTGGCGATGGCGTTGTCCACGCGGGACTTCACCAGGTCGAACACGCGTTCCTTGGAGCCCTTGTTGATCCGCTCTTCACGGCCCGAGTAAGTGACGTGAACGGCGGCCTGCATCCACAGGAACTCGGCCGCGGTGAACACGGTGGACGGGCTGACGTTCAGCACGTCGTAGCCGGAGAAACGCTGGAAGGTGGCGTTCTCGGCGTAGTCCAGGTTTTCCACGATGGTGGTACCGCCGGACACGGTCCGCATGTTGCCCTTCTCGCGCATGCGGCGATACAGGGCGTTGTGCTGGCCGATGTTGTCAGCGATTTCCTTCTTGCGGCTCTTGAGAGTCGCAACGGTCAGTTCGGTGAAGAGACTGTTCGGGGCAGTCATGGTTTTTCTTGCTCCTTATGCGCCCTGGTGCTTGTTCCAGACCGCTTCCATGGCCTCTTGGGCCGTCATTTTTTCAAAGCCACTGGCCGGGCCGCCCGGGTTCGGACGCAGCCCAGCCGCTTTCCTGGCCCTGTCGGACCGTGACTTGAACTCGGCAACGCGCTTCTCTTCACGTCTCTTGAACTCCGCTTCCCGAGTCCCGGGATGGGCGAAAACGGCCGTGTCGTAGGCGCGCTGCATCAGTTCAGGGGTCAGGCCTTCGGGCCCCACATTGGCGCGGAGCCAGCGTCCCATGGCTTCGCCCACAGCTTCGGCGTGTTCGCCGTGGAGGTGCGGGTAAAGATGGTTGCCGGTCGCGTCCTTGGCCTCCGTGAAGCCAACGACCGTGTGCGCGATGCGCTGGACAGCATGCTGCTGCTGCGCGGCAACGGCGGCCTCTTCGGATTCATTTTCCCGCCTTGCGACAACGGCGCGAAGCTGGGCCAGTTCTCGCTGCAGGGCGCTCATCTGCGGGTTCTGCTCCTGGCCGTTTTCGGCCTGAGGAATCTGACCCGGGTCGAGGCCCCACTGTGCAAGCCACTGGCTGATCTGCCGCATGCCTTCGGCGGGGTTGGTGATGAGGGTGCGCTTGATGCCGATCAGGTCCCGGATTTCGGCGGCGATGGCCTTGGGGTTGCCCGCCAGCCGAGTGCCGTCCGGCATCTGGAGCGTCTTGAAAAATTCCTGGGTTTCGGGGTCCGCCAGGACGTGGCCGATGGGCTCCATGACGCGCGCGAAGTTGCGGGCCTCAAGAGAATCCTTGGCCAACTGCTCGACCTGGGAAGCCCTGCGGACCAGGGCGGCCTTCACCTCGGGCGGCGCAGCGTCCCAGGCGGCCTTTTCTTCCTTGGTCCAGGTGTTGGGGGCGGGGATCGCCGTGGAAGCGTCAGGAGCGGCCTTTCCGGCTTCGTCCTGGCCCTTCTGATCGGCGGCGGCATCCGGCTTCTGGCCCTCGGGCTTGCCTTCAACTGCTCCCGGCTGCTCCTTGTCGGCAGCGGGGGTGTCCTCGGCCTCGCCCTGGTGCTTCTCCCAGATGTCCTCAAGAGCGGTGTCCGCACCCTGAGGCTGCTCTTCCTTCTCGGAAGCGGCGGCCTGGGTTTCGGCGGACGCGCTGGCCTGGGCCTCAAGCTCAGGTGCGCTGTTCAGTTCATCGGGCATGAAAGCCTTCTCCTGTGGCTTCCACACCCCCCGCATGCGGTGTTACCCCGATTTAAGCCGTGGGCAGGGGGTCGGGGGTTCCCCTTTTCGGATGTACGGTCCTAGCCCACGGAAATGTCTGCTACCGGTGGCGCTCAACCTCTCTCAAGGTCAGCCCATCGGTCGGCTTCTTCCAGTACCGCCGGGCATCGGCGGCCATTTCCTTGGCCTCGCGGGCGTCCACGCACCCGGCGGCCTTCATGTCATAGTCCCGCTTGGCCCAGGTGGTGATGGCCTCGCCGGTGATGGGGCTTTCATAGGAGATATTCGGGTGCTTCATGACCACCTGGAGCCCCAGCCCCTCGTTGCACTCCAGGGAAACCTCTTCCATCTTCCCCGTGGCCTCGTTGTAGCGGTAGCGCCTACGCATGCTGGAATCTCCCCATCGCGTTGTCCACGTACTGGCCGGGGGCAAACGCGCTCTCAAGTCTGCGCTGGCGCAGTTCCTCGGCCCGCAAGGCCAAGTCGCCCTCGGCAATCTGCTGGTCCCCGGCAACTTCCTGGGCCTTGATCTGCATTTCCTGGCCCTTCTGCTTCAACTGGCCCTTCAGGTCGTTATTTTCCCGCTCCAGGACCTTCATTTTCTTTTCCAGCGGGTTGCCGCTGGCAAGCTGGCCCTCGAACTCGTCGAACATCTGCCCCAACTCGTTGGCAAGCGGAGTTTTGCGGATCGCGGCCCCCAGCATCATGACAGCCATCTTCTGTGGCACAATACCCTTCTCCACGCCCGGGATGAGCTGGGCCATCAGGCCGCCGATCATCTGCATGGACTCGCCAAGGGCCTTGGCCTCGGCCTGCTGGTTCGGGGCAATCGTGCTGTCCGTCTCGATGTCCACCCGGTAGGACCGCAACAGGTCGTCCTTCATGACCTTCTGAATGTCGTCCCAGGAGGGCTGATTCAGCACGGCCTGGGCCTGCTGGATCTTCTGCGCCACGTCCTGCCCGGGCTGCTGGCCCGTCATCTGCGCCTGATACGCGGCGGCCTGGGCCTGCTGGATCTTCTGCGCCACGTCCTGCCCGGGCTGCTGGCCCGTCATCTGCGCCTGATACGCGGCGGCCTGGGCCTGCTGGATCGCGGCCTGGGCAGTCGCTTTGTCCGCTGCTGTCGGGTACTTGCTGGAGGTCATGGCGGCCCACGTCTCGACCTGGAAGTGCTCGGCCATGATCTCGGCAGCGATCTCCAGGGTGTCACGGAAAAACCGCTGCACCTCGCGCTTCATGCCGTCCACTCGGGAAGCGCCCCAAGAGGCCTTCAGTTGCTGGGCCGTGGCCGTCTCATTGGGGTTCGTTGACCCGCGCAGCACATCGGAAATGCCCGTGATCTCGTAAATCGTCTGCTTGGTGGCCTCGCGGCTCTCGTAGAGCCGGGCCAGGACCATCTGCGCCTCATTGAGCGGCATGGTGAAGATGGCGCCAGCCAGGCCACCCTTCTCGACGTAGGCGAGGGCCTTGTCTGTGGGCACCATGTCCCCGTCTTTGGCTTCGGAGAACAGCCGGGCCAGGTCCGCGCCAAGGGTCGCGTCATACAACCCCCGGAACTTGATCACGCTCACCATTTTGTTGATGCGGTAGGTGATGCGGTCCAGTTCCTTGGCCTGCTCCTGGTACTGCATGTAAATCGGCTTGGGCATCAGGCTGCCGGGATGCTCCACGGCCAGCATGGGCCGCGCCACGGGCCAGAAGCCCTTGAGTTCCAGCGGGGGCGGAGTCTTGAGCATGATCTTGTCAATGCCCTTGCTGACCCAGATCACGGTCTTGGTGCGGGAATCCCACACCTCCCAGACCTTGGCCCGCTTGTCGCGTTCCGTGGTGCTCTGGGAGTCGTAGGACGCCAGCCGCCCGTCATCGTCCTGCCCATCGTCGCGGGGCTGCTCGTACTTCAGGTCCTCGGCAAAGGCCGGGAACAGTTTCTGGGCGTCTTCCTTGGTCACGCGATGCCGGAACGCCACCCAATCCACGTTTTCCCAGCAGGTGGCGTCAGAGTGCAAGAAATCGTCCCAGGGGACGTTCTCAAACTGGATAGCCTCGTTGGCGATGCGCTCCACCGGCTTGCCCTCGGCGTCCACCATGGGCAGCCCGTCGGCGTCGGACACGGGCTCCAGCTTCGGGACGTAGCGCACACGGACCACGGAACGGCCAGGGAGCAGGTAATCCAGCACCGTGCGGCGGCCCACCACGTCAAACCCTGCCGTGTCGATTACATAGGTCAACCCGCGGTCCATAAGCTCGGCCACGGCCAGGGCAACCGGGTCCTTCGTCTCCCAGCGCTGGCGCACGTCCGGCTTGGGAGGGATGTTGTAGATGGCCTGCCGCAGGACCTCGGTGTTGCTCCACAGGATGTTGAAGCGCCCTTCGCGCTGGTTTTCCTCGCCCTCCAGCATGTAGCGCTTGAGGGTCGTGCGGGCGTCCTTCCTCCAGTTCTTCTCGCGCTTGGCGGCTGCCTCGATCTCGGCCAGCCACGGCTCGGAAGGCCCGAACTCGGGCTTTTCGCTGGGCGCGCTCACGTCCTGGGGCTTGTCCTGGGCTTCCTGCATGTCAGACTCCCAAAATCTTATCGAGGACCGCGCCAATCACGGCAGAACCGACACGGACGGCCACATACCCGGCCACGAACAGGCCGATGAGGCCCCAGATTGTCATTGCTCGGCCCCCCTGCGGCGGCTCTTGAAGTGCTGCTCAAACAGCGCCTTGGCCGTGGGCCGCGCCTCGGCTTCAGCCCAGGCGTCCACGCGCCCGGACAGGGGCACCGCGGGCTTCGGGACCTCGGCAGGAACCATGCTGTCCAGGAGGCGGCAGAGCAGGGCCATGGCGTCCACCTGATCGTCATGCCTCCCGGCCGGGAAAGTCAGCAGTTCAGAAATCAGGTCCGAAACCCACGGGCAATTCTCCGGCCGAGGCAGGAAAATCTTGCCCATCTGGAGCCGCGCCTGGAGGCTGCGGGCCCGGGTCGGCTTGTCCACCGCGCTGGTGAACTGCTTCCTGTACGTCCCGTAAAGGCGCTCCTCAGCCAGCCGCTTGTTGATGATGGGCCCCATGCTCTTGAGGATCACGCCCGCCTCTTCCGCCCAGACCTGGGGCTGATAGATGCGGAGCATGGCCAAAAACTGCTCAACCCACTCCAGGCTGTCCGTCTGGCCGCGCCACAGGTCCACCAGGTACAGATTGTCCTCGGGGTCGGTCCCGGCCAGGGCATGCACGGTCCAGTCGCCCCCGTCCGCGGTCACGGCGTAGTCGCTGGCCCCGTAGTAGCGCAGATGCTCCGGCAGCTTGTCGTAGAACTGGAGCCAATCCCGCTTGAAGTACGCGCCTTCCTCGGGTGCCGGGCGCTGCTGGTACAGTGCGCTCCATGTCCGTGGCATGCGCTTCACGTTCTCGAAATCTTCGGGCCGGAACCACTCGGGCCAGAGCATCTGCCCCATCTTGCGGCCCAAGGGGTCGTCCGCGCTCTCGCACTCGGCAGGGATGCTCACCACTTCCCAGGCCTCGCCACCGGCCTGCATGTCGGCCAGGAGCCGCCCGGCCAGGTCGTCCTCATGCCAGCGCGTCATGATGAGCACGATGGACCCGCCGGGCTTCAAGCGCGTGTGCAGGTCTTCCAGGTACCAATCCCACGTCTTGTTGCGCATGGTCTGGCTGTCGGCTTCCTCGCGGCCCTTCACGGGGTCGTCCACCACGATGAGGTCCGCGCGGTTGCCCGTCACGGCCCCGCCAACGCCAACGGCCATGTACTCGCTGCCGTTCTCCAGCCACCAGCTATCCGCAGCCTTGACGCTCGGGCTCACCCCGAACCCGAACACGCTGCGATAGGCGGGGCTGGACGCGATGGCGCGGGACCGTCTGCCCCACTTGGCCGCGAAGTCGCCCGTGTGGGTCGCCAGGATGGCGCAAAGCCCCTCCTGCCGCCCAAGGAACCACGGCACAAAGCGCCCGTTGGCATAGGTGCTTTTGGCCGAGCCAGGCGGCAGGAACAGCATCAAGCGCTTGGTCTTCCCGTCCGCCACGTCCTGGAGCTTCTGGACGATGAGCGCATGGTGTTTGGCAAGCCGCCAGCTCGGGAAGGTGAGCGCCAGGAACGCCCGATACTCATCCCGCCCGCGGGCGCAAGCCGCTTGCAGGATGGCGTTGGCCGCCTGGGCCTTGTTCACGCTGGGCATGCCGGTCACTTGCCTTCGTCCTCGATGGGTCCGCCCGTGGCGATCTGGTACAGCCGCTCCAGGGGAACCTCGGTCAGCAGGTTGTTGATCTCCACGGGACCGCCCCCGGGGCCGGTCAACTCCTGCGTCACGCGCTCGCCGTACTTCCGGGGCTTCAGCTTGGCCGCCACCCACTTGCGGGTGTCCGTGCGCACCTTGGCAGCCGCGGCGCTGTCCCGATCCTTGGCGGTGTCCGCGATCTCAACGAGTTCATCCGCCAGGTAGTCGGCCTGGTCCTCCCGTGCGCGGGCGTACATCTTGCGGAACACCTCATGCTTCGGGTGGTCCAACCACCTGGTCACGGTGGAGTAGTCGGGCATCCCTTCGGCCTTGAGCACGGCCACCAGGCTCTTGCCCTGCGCGATCTCGGTGCAGATGCGCTGGGCGAGCTGCGGGGTGTACTTGCTCGGCCTGCCGCCCTTTTTGGACTTGCCCGCCGCTTTCGCCTTTGCCACTCTCACGCTCCTGACCCCCGAAAGGGTCTGTTTCGTTGGCGGCTTGTCTCGGCCGCCTGTCCTCTACATCCTGCGAATTATCGGGCCTGCGGGGCTGTCTTCCTCCCGTATCCCCTTGCGGGGCTGGTCCCGGCCGGAGTCGCCATTGGGAACCGCTTTCAACCGCGCCCGTTTATCCGTCACGCCCGAGGTCGGGCCGATCGGCGGCCGGGGGTCATGTGCCGCCGCAGGACTTTCTAAAGCTCCTACCGATGCTGCTCCTGGCAGCGCGTTTCCACGACGGTGAGCCGGTCTCCGAGGTTGTCGGTCTTGGACCGGAGAGGTCCCAACTCCTTGTCCAGTTCAGCCCAGGTGACGCACTTGCCTAGGCGTTCACCGATGAGCTTGATGTCGCGCCCTTGCTCGTTGAGGGTGCTGATGATCGTCTTGAATCCGTGGTGCGCCAGGACCAGGAGGATGACGATGGTGAGCCCGAGGAGGGACCCAAGGCCGACAAGGGCAACGATCCACTCCGGGCTCATGGCTTGCCCTCCTGGGTGACGCTGGCCTTGATGGCGGCCTTGATGGCGGCCTTGTCGGCGTTGGCCCGGCGCAGGGCGTCCCGGTAGTCCAGGGCGCAGTCCAGGAGGTCGGCGTTCGTGGCCGGGGAGCAGGCCGGCTCCGGCGTGGGCTCCATGAGGTGCGGCGCAGGGCTCATGTGGAACACCTGGGGCACGGCGACGACCTGCTTACTGGAGCAGGCCGCGCACAGAAGCAGGGAGAGGCTGAGAGCCCCAATCCCGAGCGTCCGCGTCATTGCGCATGACCTCCTCCAGCTTGCGGCGCAGGGCCTCTCGCTGGGCGTTGATGGTGTTGAGCTGGGCCTCACGGGCGGCCAGGGCGATCTCCTGCCGGTGCTTGGCGTCCTGGAGTTCCTGGAGCGTGGCCTGGGATGCGGTGTAGGCGGTCTCCAGGGTTCCGATGGTGGCCCGGGCGTCCGCGAGGTCGGCCTTGAGCCAGAGGCCCCAGCACAGAAGCGCCGCAAAGGCCAGGGCGATGCCCAGGTAGAGGGCCAAGGACTTGCCGCCGATGATGGCCTTGCCCGCGGTCCAGAGGCCGGAGATCCAGGAGATCATCACTCCACCGCCTTTGGCTTGCGCGGATGGCAGAAGCACCAGGAGGAGCAGAACTGCTTGGCGTCCCAGGAGGCCTGTGTCTGATCCTGCTGGCGTCCGAACTCCTTGCCGCATGTGGCGCAGCGCTTCACGTCCATCAGTCCACCCCCGGGAATGCGCGGTCAATCTCGGCCCGTTTGGCTCGAGAGCGCGTGATGTAGCCCTGGGCGTAGCCGACAGCGCCGCCGCCACCGAGAATGGCCGTCATGGCGAAGGCAAATCCCTCGGGGCTGAACTTCTCGCCCGAGGCCATGGCCCAGGCTTGAAACCCGATGTAGGCCAGCAGGGCGAGCAGGGAGAGCGCGATGGGCGCTTCCATGACCTCGCCGGTGGAGTTGAAGGCCCGCAGGGGGTTCACTCGGCATCCTCCGCGCGGACGTTGACCCAGAATTCGCGCGCGTCACCGATGGCCTCAAAGAGCGCGGCCAGGGCCTTGCGGGAACGCATGATGCGCGGCTCGGATTCGTCGCGATCCAGGCCAATGAGGATGCACCCCTCGGTGTCATCGATGGTGTTTCCAGGGTGGATCAGAATTTGGTCGCGGCCGGGCACGTCCAGAAGTTCAGGAAGGTCGATGCCGAAGCGCGGGGAAGGGAGCACGCGGCCCTTGTAGGTGCCAGCGGGGATGCAGGAGACACGGCGCTGGTTGTCGCGCCAGGGCCGCTCCAGGGTGAAACACGAGAACTCGCCGCAGCGCAGGATGCCCTGGACGCCTCGGGGGTCCGAGATTTCGCGGCGGATGTTGATGACCGGAAGCGTGCCCATGGTCTGCCCCTGGTTGATGCTTGGGGCGTAACATGGTTTTTCCTGGAACTACGGGCGGGAACTACCTGGGAACTACCTGGGAACTACCTGGGAACTACTTGACAAGGGGTTAAGTTTTTGGTTCAAAAATACTAACTGCTTATTTTTATTTGATATAAAACTTAAAAAATTATTGCGCACACGCTTGACATTATCACGGGCCATGGCTATATTGACATCAACAAGGGCGGCATGGGGCCGCCCACCACGCTTGCCGTAGATATTTCGAGGCGGACAGCAATTCCGCCTCATTTTCTCGCGCGAGCTACTGGATCGAGTCTGACGAGCCAGAAAACGGCAGAACGAATTTAACAGCCGGAGAGCATGACCAATGAAAGCATGTGAAAACTGCGGGAAGTGTTGCATGGGGTCGCCGTGCGGAATGGCGGAAAAACACGGCATGACAAGCACTTATGGTGGTCGGTGCCCGGCACTCGTGAGGTCCTCCGGTAAGTATTGGTGCGGTCTTGTGATCAACGCAGAAGGACCAGAGAAAGCCGATTTGGCCCACGCGCTCAAGATTGGCGAAGGTTGTCACCTATGGGCGTGAGGTTTTTAACAGGTGGAGAATCTTCTCCAAACGGCATCATCGGACTTGATTTCGTTCTCGAACGAAGCGTGAATGAAGGCGCGACAGCGGGTATCGCGCCCGCGACAAAGAGCGTCGCGGAGAAAGGAGGTTTTGATGTTTGAGGTGATCAGAGGAGGGAACCCTATCCCCCCAAAGGTATGGTTAAGGGCAACTGATGTGGCCGCTGAGTATGCACGATGCGGAGAAGCTTTCGTTGCGGTTGGGCGTCCAGCAACTGGACCCGTGGCCGACAGTTTTGCAAAGGTGGAATCAGAGTATAATCAAATGGCAGACGCTATTTGGTTTGCGAAGTGGGAAAAATGGCAGCGCGAGGAGTGGGAGAGGATTTTCCGATGATCCAATACCTCCAACTTTCCCTTTTTGATGTCATGCCCGACCGCTCCCGGAAAACCCACAGGGAAGGTGTACAAGGGTAACTATGCCTAGCCCCATGACCGTCTCCCAGGCAGCCGCAAAGCTCGGGCTCTCTCCTCAGAGGGTCCGAGCCCTTTGCGCGCAGGGCAGGATACCGGCTGATAAAATCGGGCGAGACTGGATCATCAAGGAGGCTGTTGTATTGCCAGGGCGTCCGGCGGGGAGGCCGAAACACAACTAGGCGGCGTGTCTGCCCTCCTGCTGCTGCCGCCATGCCCAAACCTCCTGATATAGCGCGTCAATCCGCACCACGCGGCGGCCGTCGCTGCTCAAGATGCGGACACAGGGGGCACCCGCCTTGATCCATGCCCGCACGGTTGCCTTGCGGACGCGGAATGCCTTGGCGATCGCGCCTACTCCGGTCAGGATGGGCTCAAGCTGCATGGTCATTTCGGCGCTCATTCGGGCTTGGCGAGGGCAGCGCGGGCCTTCGCCCCCTTGTCCTCCATAATCCACGGGATAAACGGATATGCGCAAGGGCCAGTCCAACCGTCACGGGCGTAGAACTCCAGCGCCTCCCGCATCCGCTCATTCTCGGCGCGGAGTTTCAGATTCTCCTCCTGCACCTTCTGCAATTCTGCCGACGTCAACGTATAGTCTAGCTCCACCTCCTCCCTGCGCTTCTTCTCGGCGTCGGG